CTTCGCCCAGATAGTGGCCAGCGCCAGGGAAGGTATCAGATCGGACTTAAAAAGACGGGGCTGCTTCCCGTCTCGAACACGTTTCAGGCTGTTTTGCACCCAGCGCTTGATCTCGGCCTGGGCCTCCTTGTCCTTGTCCGTCCCTGGTTCAGGCGGTGTTCCTTTCGGCGTTGCTCCCTGTTGCTGCTGGGGTGGCGTTCCGTCAGGTGCGTTCTGCTGCTCCTGGATAGGCGCCGGCGGAGCTATCGCTCTCCCTGCGGTCTGAGCCGAGAGATCGCCAATGTCCTTGAGGAATACCGGACCACTGGCGGTGGACACGAACCGCCCAATGCCTTTTTCATCGTCGGGGATCTTCATCCCCAGATCCTTTGCTCGAACCTCATTGACGTTCAAAACGCCGCAGTTGATATAGATCTGCCGCTCCTGGGCAACTGACAGTCGGTCATCTTGCTCACCCACGTTCAGGTATGCAAATTGAAGGTTGGGCAAGCCGAAATCCTTGGCGATGATATCACTAAAAATATGCTCGTAATACCTTGCTGATGGTTTCAGGTTCCGCCTGTAGTGAACGGCTTCCTGGGAATCGCCCGAACTTTTGTTCACCTTTTCAGTAAATCCCAATTCCGCCGGCTGAACCTTCCATCCAGCGCAGGACACGTTCAGGAACCACTGCGCCCGATCCAGGTCGAACTTCTCATCTTTGGACGGCTTAGCATTGGCGCCATGTGGCAGCAATATGAACTTATGTTTGATCTCCTGTCGGCCTGACAGTATATCATCATACATATTTTGCATTGTTCTGATCTGATCTGGCGTCCAACCGTCTGGAGACTCAACGAACAGGCCCGGAATTGTCCCCTCTGTGAAATGTTGGAGGAAAAACCATTTGAGTCTGATATCGGTATTGATGTGGAGCAGCATCCACTCCACCGGCGGCAGGCCGTAAGGCGTGTTGGTCCGCGGTCTTTCCGGCTGGTAAACAAAATTATCGGTCGTCGCCCACCACCAGGGCAGGCCCCGCCACCACTGCACGTATGCAGGAGAGGGCGGTTTCGGGGTGCGGCCATGGGCGTCGATCAGCGGCGTCAAGGTTGTTCCATCAACCGGGAGCAGCGCCCCCAGCTTGCCGTTCCGGGTGCGCTCCTTGTAGATCGCCAGGGCATCGAAGGCCAACCGGTCGTAGTCTACCTTTTTGAGCCAGAAGTAGAACGGTGTGGTACCGTCAGGCTTCTCGAAGAACGCCCGCACCTGCTTGATTTCACTGGAGTACTTATCCGTCTCATCTTCGTCCCGAGGCACGATATCCCAGTCCAGGTTCAGGAATTCGTCGATCCGGAGGTCCATACACATCTGAGCCACATCATAGTTGTCAATCAGGCTCCGAATGGTTTTGAAGCTGATCCGCTCGTTCGCCCTGGGCATCTGGGCGATGTTCTGGCCGACCACGTATTGATACTGCCTTGGATCGTCCGTCATGGCATTCCAAGGAGCTATAGGTTGACCAGGAGACAGCGGGGTGCGCATATCCATACCCTGCTGCTCCATCGATGTCTCGACCTGAGTCGGTACCGTCCGGCCGGAGAGAAAAGCCTGATCTACGCCTGCAGATTTGGACGATGGCGGATCGGGTGGTCCGACGAATGACTGCCACGCCTTGGATGCGAAGCTTTTCAAGTTATCTATCAGAGACAAGCTATTGCCTCCCTTCCTTGGCGCGTTCAGCCTCGCCCTTGAGGTATTCAAGCCAGGCGTTGTGTTCGTCTGCGAAGGCCAGCGCCACGGCATCGGCCTTGTCGGGCGAACCCACGCCCCGCTTTTTCATATCCTTCTTAGGCTCGATAACGATCTTGCCTTTGCTGCTGATGGTGTACTTGCGGTTGGTCATCTGACTCAGCAGTTCATCATCCTGCGGCAGTTCGATCTCCTGAGTCTGCAGCAGGTTGCGAACGTTGCCCCAGATCTCGCCGCCCTTATTGTCATAATCATCATCCCGGGATGCCGATCCAAAGTTGACGGGGACGACGTTCAGCCAGTCCAGGTTCTGCTCCCGCTTCTGCTCTTCCAGCTCGTCGGTCACGCCGCCGCCGAGGCCGCCATCGTCAGTCAAGGCGTCGATTGTTCTGCCCGGGTACTGCGCATGCAGATGCTTCGCCTTGTAGACGACGTGGCCGGTGGTCTGTGTCGTGCCCTCTTTCCGGTGCTGCTCCAGGTCGATGATCTTGTTGTCCAGTCTGGTGGCCAGCACGGTTGAATCATCACCGAAGCGGGCGATATCCACGCCGATCCGGATGATCTTCGGCTCCTCGGGGATCACGATCTCTTTCCGCATCGCCCGTTCAATCCAGTCAGACGGAATGAATGAATCAGGCGCCGCCTTCGGGAACAACCCCAGCACCCGGACACGGTAGACGTCTGAATCCTTGCCCCACTTCGAGGCGATGAAGAGGCAGAACTCAGGCGACACCAGCGAGCTATTCTCGGAGTTCAGGGTGGCTGTAGCATAAAGCGCAGCGTCCTTACCGAACGAATCAAAAAAGAACCCGCTGAGTTGTGTCGGGTTTCCGCACATGAAAAGCTTGTTGTCGTTACCACTCAAGGCGCCGGCGACGGGCTGAAATATCTCGTCATCGATACCCGAGGCCTCGTCAATTATGAACAACAGGTGATCAGCATGAAAGCCCTGCAGGGCTTCATTGGTCGAGGCGGTGCGTGCTACCGCGAACCACTCTTCCGGATGCGGGTTGAAGTAAAGCTTCTGAGCCGTCCAGGTGAAGCATGAATCAAGCAGGCTCTGGCGTTTCCACTTGGAGAGTTCTGCCCAGAGGATGTCCGAAAGTTGGTGCTGAGTAGGTGCGGTGCAAGGAATCTTCGGAAACGGCCTGGTCGCCAGGAACCAGAGGATTGCCCAGCTCTCCATCGAGGACTTGCCGGTGCCATGACCTGACTTGATGGCCACGCGCTGCCGGCTGGCCACCTGACGGAGGATGTCGCCCTGATAGTCAGTCGGGGTGGCCCTGATTATGTCATAAACGAATTCAGTCGGGTGGTCGATGTAATAGGCGACAGCATCAGAGCTGAGCATGCTGCTCACTCCGTTTCCGCCACGCCTCGTCGATAGCCGCTTCCATTTCAGCGGTCTTTTCACTGGCTCCCGGGTTCTTCTTTAACAGCTCGATCTCGGCCTTGAGTTTTGCGGTCTTGAGCTTCTGCTCATCGTTGGCCATCGCATCATGACGGGCGATCAGCCTTTCAAGAGTACCCATCGCCTTGGACTGGGCTGTCAAGAATGCAGCATGCCGGTCCCACGGATACTGGAATTCCCACTCCTTCTCCCAGGCGTGATCCGACTCTTTTTCTCGCTTCAGATGCCTGACGATATCATCCTTGTCCTGGACATACATTAGCTTTTGCGCCCGGGCAATCTGGGCGTACTGGATGACAATCTGATCCCAAACTATATCGATCGGGCTCTTGGCATCGATCTCCTCAATGATTGCTTTAAGCTCTGGGTCGTCCGGCATGATCCGGCTGAAGAAGCCGTGGCGCATCCCGTTCTTATTCCCCGCCGGCGCCCCAGTCCCCGGAGCTCCACCATGCTGCCAACATTTCTCCTTGCCGCGCTCCACCGGGTTCTTGCAGGGTTGGCCACCATGCCGGTGACCGTTGCATATCTTGTCCGGGTCCGGATCGGAGAGGATCGCCCGGCGCTCTCGGCGGAGCTGCCCGAGCTCCTCCTGCTCTTCGGTGGTGAGTTCATCGAAGTCGACGACATTCAGTTCGGCCAGGCGCTGCTCTATCTGCACCAAGTAGGAATCAAGCTTCTCTTGCGGCCAGTCAGTGAATTGCTTCTTCAAGCGCTCCCAGGTCTGAGCAGGTTTTCTAGCCGATTCTTCGATCCGGTCATTATTTTTAGCCGGTTTTGACCGATTTTTTTGACCGGTTTTAGCCGGTTTTTGCTGCTCTGATTCTTCCATGATTTTCTTAAACATATGGCGAACAAGATCATAGGGAAGCTTCCTTGCCTTGCAGAATTCGGCCACGCTCTTGTAACGTCCCTGGCAATACTCCCGATATAGAGCATCAGGGTTGTGCTTTGCGGTGCGTCCCATCACCTCCACCTGCCTTGCGGGCGATTATTTCACGTGAAATAAAAAAGAGCCCGAAGGCTCTTAGGCTTTATTTTGGTAACCGTCTAGCGTTGTTTTGTAATCATCAATCGCCTTATTTATCGGCTCAAGTTCATTTTTAAGCATATCTTGTATCTTCTTTCGACACTTATCTAATTTGGGCATTAAAAGACCTAGATCTATTTTCGTTTCTTCCTGAGTGATATTTGGGTACTCAACTATCACCGTTTGCTTTCCTATGTCCGCCCTAACTTCATTTGCCTCATTAATTAAATTTCTTAAATTTTCAACTACCGTCTCTTTCTTTTTTTCTAAATAAGTAACAGCTTCAGAATAAAAATGATACTTATTAACTTCCTTAATTGCTTCCAAAAACTCCTCATCAGGCATATTATCACCTCCCTTCCACCAGCATACTTCGGCAAAAGGAAGCCTTTTCCTGCTAACCCTGACAAAATAATTCAGCCGCCTGGGCGGGCGGCTCTCTTTCAATTCTTATGTTTTAGCAACAGTCGATAGTATTCGTTTAGCACGATATTTAACTCCTGGCTTTTCTTGATAACCTCTGGATCCGATAAGGTTTTCCCCGTCTCCAGATCTAACAACTCCTGCTTTAGCTCATCAATTCTCTTTAATACTTCCTCTATTTTTGATGACAAACTTTGATTCCCCCTTATGAAAAATAGTATTGCCCTAGGGGGGCAAATAAAACAGCCGCCCGGGTGGACGACTTATCTGCATATAGCGGGGCTACCTTCTCCGGCGCCGGATCCAGTAGCCCCTTTCACTTTAGGTTCTCATTAGTAAGTGCGGGAGTTTCCTTCCCGCTAATTTTCCATCATAAGAAGCATATCACGAGTCAGATTGCACGTCTATTGCACATTTTTTGCACGGTAAAATTGCACCAAAATTGCATCTCAGACAGCTTGGGCACCGTAGAGCCAAACAGCTACGATCTGCACTAGGCGGACTCTCTGGCGCCATACGGTGGTGGTGTCACAGGGGATCTGCGCTGCTATTTCCTCATCAGAGAGTTTTGAGAAATATCGCCCCTCAATAGCAGGGTAATAGCGGTCATCCTCGATGTTTCCAAGAGCTTCTTTCATCGTGGCGATCTCGTATTCATCGCTAGCGATCTTCGCCTGCTCGTCAGTGATCATAGCATCCCATATGTCTTCAGCATCGATCCGCATCCCGGACCGGGAGAACCTGGCAATGTCCTTGCTCCTCGCTTGCGGCCCGTGGGTTTCGAGGTCACGCAGCCTTTCCTTGGCGTTCTCAACCTTGCCGATCAGAGTCGTCAGCGCATACAGCCGCCGCTCCGTCGCCCGGTATGCCTCTTTTGATCTGCTGTCGATCTGTGCGCGGCCAGCCTCAATCCCTGCTTTTACCGCCTGCTGAATGATTACCTCGTAATTTGTCTCTTTTATGGCCGGCTTCTTGTTCATTGTCTTTGACAAGCTTGCCACCTCCCGGATTATGTTATAATTGACTTGTCGTAGTCGCTCCGGAAGGGGCGTTTTTTTTCTCTCTCTAGAATTGCCTCATGGCATTCATCCGTTCCATGATTTTTCTGCTTACCCTGTCAGTAAGTTCTTCTGGCGTCTGTATAACCATGGTTACAGGTATGGTTATCGAATTCACCGCTAGATTCTCTTCAGGCTTCGCATCCTTCGGTTGGTAACTGTAAGTCGGCCATCCTTCAGGATAACTGCGCCGCACTGCTCGCAGGGCTAAAACATCCTGCATGGCATGAACTGCATCCACGAACTCCCGCAATTCATCAGGGTGCTGCTGGTCCAGTTTGTAAAAAGCCCCCAGGCACTCCCCGATGCACTTCATTACCTCGATCTCTCCTGGCTCCAGTGTCACGATCCGCTTCAGGCAACCGTGCCCCTCGTTGAACGCGCAGGACGTTTCCTTGCAGATGATTTCAGCCATTTACGCACTCACCCCAGCTTTCTTCTCCCTCAGCACGCCGACCCATGCCCCTGCTCCTTCGTTCCATTCCAGCCCATACGCTGCCGGCAATGGAATGCCTTGCTTCACCAGCGCCCGGGTCAGATCATTGCTCGAAAACCGGAGCCTCACATTGGTACCCTTTTCAAGGCGCAGCGGCCTGCCGGTTTCCGCTTTGACCACGGCCAGGCGTTTGCCATCGGAATGCGGGTCAAGCCGGAACTGCACCGCGTCACCTTCCTGAAAGTCAGTTGACACCAGGGCGCCGTCGCCTTTGCCGGTGATGCGGAGGATGGGAGTGTGCGCCTGCTGTTGTTTATAGTTGACCAGTTCCCAGGATGCCAGGTCGATGCTCGGCGCTGGAGCTGCGCGCTCGGCGGTGGCCACCTTGATCTCGCCGGTCTCGATGGCCTGGGTGACGGCTGGGCTGATCGGGCATTCGGGATGATAGTTGCCTTCTTCGTCAATAAGGCCAGCTTCCCGGTACCATTTGCCTAATCTGTCTAGCTTTATCGCGCGGATAAGGTCAGGGCAGGCATCCTTGAGACATTCCTGCTCATCGCAGTGATGATCTGGACCGAATAGGCAGCCGGGATCTTCCTTAGCAAAAAATGCTTTTATCTCTTCTTTGGTCGGTGGTTTGATAACTTTAACTTTACTGATCGGGGTCTCCCGCGGTATCCAACCCTTATAACCGGCATCAACGCACTCCCTGACGTCTTTGGTCGTCGGCAAGTTGCAAATGCGTAAAGAGCCTTCGCCATGGTCGCAAGTCCAGCAGTCATTCGTAACGGCCAAACCGATCGAGGGCAACGCTTCGCCCTGGCCATCGCCGCTAAGTTGGAACTCCGGTATATTGATTATCCGGCCACCTACTAGGTCATCGATGTAGCCAGTAATATCCCGCTGTAGATCCTGTAGATCAACCATTGAGCAGATCTGATCGACAGCGAGAGCGCCCAGGTCTTTCAGATCCAGCGGCGGCTGACCGGTTATCTTGATCGGCGGCAAGAGAGTGCTGGATTTGTCCTCTGCCGGTTTGATCGGCTCTGGCTGCGCGTCTGGCTCCTGCAACATTTCCTTCAGCCGCTTATAGTACGGTCCTCCCGGAGTTTCGATGCCGTACATTTTCCAGAGCATACTTCTGCTGACACCTGCAGCCAGGAGTTTCTGGGCATCTTCCTTGGTCAGATCCTTCACCGTCAGGATCTTGATTTGCCCCAGATGGCTGGGCGTATTTCCGTATTTTTGTAGCCATTCGACTGCAGTTGGTTTCTCGGCAGGGATCAGAACTTCCGGCGCTTCTTCCTGGGCCGTCGCCGCCTCTTCAACTGGAGCCGCTTCCTGGATCGGTTGCACCGGCACCTTGGGCACATGGCCGGTCACCGCTGAGTAATCGTTGACCGGTTCCTTCGGCGCTCTTTTACCTCGATACGGATCTTTTGACGCCCAGCTCCCGTGCGACTTATTCAGGCCCCACTCTTTCAGCTTCGCCAGCCAGTCCTCACCGGAAAAGTTGTAGCGCATCCGGATGACGTACTGCTCGAACCCGCCATCCAGCAGTTTGATGCAATCCTCCCGGGTCAGGTCCTCCGGTTCCATCAGTCGCGCCATCGTCATCGGGTAGCCCTGCTCCAGGCATTCAATCGGGGTCGGTTTCTCCATTGCCATTTTCAGCCCTCCATTCGGTTATTAAAATCTCGGTCCTTGGCCTCTCCCTGTCCACATGGAACTCCGGCTGCGGGAGCTGCAGCACCTCTGAGTTGTCATCAGCGATAATCCCCGCATGCCTCAACCCGTCCAAGATAAACTTGCCGGTGTAGTTGTCCGGATCCCGGTGGCGCCTGGTGGCGAAGTAGTAGACCAGTTGCACCCGGGGTCGCTCCACTCTCGGGATCCGGAATGCCCGTCTGAGCCCGGTCAGGTTTTCGGTCATCTCTTCCACCCGCCGGTCCCGTTCGCTCCAGTGCTGACGGCTCCACTCGTTCAGGCTCGGCGGCAGCTCCGGGATGCAGATCCAGGTGTGGCCTGGATCCACTCGGGCATCCCAGGTGGCCGCAGTGGGGTGGAGCTTGGTCAACTTGACGCCCTGGCGCTTGCGTTTACCTATGCCCAGCCCTGCAGCCTCTTTCTGCGTCAGGCGGATGGGCATTGTACTGCATCCGCTGGAGTATAGACTGTCCTGGCATGGTTCACGGCGATCAGATAGGCATCCTCATGGCTCGTAGGTTTGAAAGTAATCTGATCGGCGTCATCAACAGAATAGCCGTTGTGTAATTTACGGACACCACAGACCACGCCCTGCAGGTTAGCGTCCTTGCGCTCCCACTGGATATCGTTCCAGTGCCCGCGCTCCCTGCTTGTCCGCTTGCGACGCTCCCAGACCTGATTTACTTGTACCAGCGTCCCAAGTTGCAGTTTATTCTCGATCATTTCGCATCTCCTTCCCACTCCCACAGCCCCAGCTTTCCTTTTGCCGGTACCGGCTCGATCTGCTTGACGTCTTCGAGCATCCAGGCAAAGCGGTCGGGTGTATAGTCGCCAAAAGCCAATTCGTCGCCCATCACTTCTATCAAGCTGTTTTTCGCCTCTAAAAAAGCCACCTGGACTATGTTTCCGTCGCGCTTGACTGGTCGCAAATCTCTGATCTTGAGGCAGTCCACCAGATTGCAGGTAGCAATGACGGCACCTAGCGGGAAATTGTCAATGTTAACGTCAATCAAATCGGCATCATAAAGCGGATCGAAGAATGGCTTTAGCCAGCACAAATCCTTTTGTTTGTTTGTCATCCTGGCACTCGCATGGATCGCCAGCGGCCCGCGGTACTTTGTCGCCCAGCTCCGGGTCTCGTTTTTTTTGGCCTGGATTGCCACAAGGGACGCATGGGGCTGCAAAACTGATAGTGCTTTCACGATGTCACCCCCACCATGCTTTTCAACTTGGAAGCATTTTGTTCAAGACTGTCCACCAAGTTCGCCATTTCCTTTGATACCGATACTTTCATTGCTTTTTCAATGAACCCAGCAGGATAGTGCGTTGCTTGGTACTGGCTTGCGCCAGCCTTAGTTGCTAGTTGCCGCAGTTGATCAAGCTGTTCTCTATCAGTCTCATCCCTGGATTCAAGCCTTTCTATCTGTCTTTCTAGTTCAGATATTTTGTTCTTTTGGTCGATCATGCGGTAAAATAGCTTGCCTGATACGGACCCGCCAAGTTCCTTACGATCATTCTTATCTCTAACCCATTCTTCAAGATATTCCCTCTCAGAACTGAAAAACGGATGCTTTGAGTCAGAATTAACACGGTACATGATGATATACCACAACATATCCAGCGGAATATCAACTTGACGAAAAGCTGCCTTCCGTTGTGTCCTGAGAGAGTCTTTCTCCGGGCTGTAATAAAGCAGTCCAACCCCCGGCATCAATTCGTCCGGGCTGATCAACCCGGTTGGGCAGGCAAAAGATAACTCGTTGCATAAATCAAGGTATCTTGGCCACTTGGTATCTCTGAGAAAATCCCCGCGATCAACTTTGACCTCATAGGCAATAACGCAGGGGTGCGCCCATGATTTGCGGATGGCCATGGCATCAACCTTTAACATTCTGCCGGTTGCCACATATGACTCCCCGTTCTTAACCTCAGTCAAAAACACATCAGGGTTATTGCCACCAGAGTGCCGCTTTGCCAGCTGCTTCAGGATTAAGTCGGCACGCACCTTTTGAGCTTGAGCTTTCACAGTGCTCTCTCCTCCCGGTTATACCTGCCATAGGTTCCGTGATACTTGTACGTGATCACCAACCATGTGCCGTCAAACTGCGGCTGGCAGATGGCGCTCAGATACCTTGTCACCGGTACCCAGACAGTGCAGTCGGGATCGGGTTGGACACCTAACCTAAGCATGTTGTTGAGCCTCGCCATGATCTGCTTCGACCCTGGTTCGCGCTGGCCGGGCGCTCGGAGATGCCAGCGGTTATGGGCGTGAGCGATGATCTCGACGTGGGAGCAGTAATGTTGTGGCATTAGGGTCGCCTCCCGCCGATCGGCACCAACTCCCGGAGCCGGTAATCCTCTGCCTCGCACCATACCTGCCTGCCCTTCGTGAGAGCATAAAGCCGGGATGTCACCGCATCGCCAAGTCTCTTGCTTATCACGTCCAAGTTGTGATTGCTGGTGAAGATTGTCGGCAGCCGGCGCCTGAACCTGTTGTCGATAATCCGAAAATACTGAGTCTGCACCCACTCGGTCACGCTCTCCTTGGACACATCATCGAAAATGGCCACCTCGACAGCAGAGAGCGCCTCGATCTTTTCTTCAAGCGCACGGCCGCCAGGCTCGAACTGTGAAGCCCGGAGCTCACCGATCAGGGCCGGGGTCACTACGAAGACTACTGGGATCCGCCGGTCCAGGAGCTCGTTTGCAATCGCCTGCACCAGCATCGTCTTACCGACGCCCACCCAGCCGGCCAGGGCCAACCCCTTTGCGATCGCCCGGGATTTGTAAAGCTCCGGGAACTCCTCGAGGTATTTATGCACCGCCTTGAACATGGCAATTGTGCTCTTCGTCACGTTGAAGTCCACCAGCCGGATTTCCCGCTCGTTATCGTCCAAGCCGGAGGTCTCGATCATCCGCTCGATCGCCTTTTGCTCCACGCATCGGCAGGGGCTGGCATACCATTCCCCGTTGCGCTCCCGGAGCACCATGCCCTTGTCGCCGCAGAACGGGCAATCAGCTTGTGTCTCCGGTTTCGAAGTGCATCGGGTATTTCGATTGAGCTGAGCCTGCTGCAGGTCTCGTATCAGTTCCGACATGGGTTTCATGAGCTTGCGCCTCCTTCTCCCGCTTCTCCAGGGATATCTGACACCACTTTCTGAACTGCAAGCGTGGGTTGGAATCCTTCTTTAGCGGCTTGTCCCGCTTGTATGTGCGCCAGGCCTTGACCTCCGACAGTAGGTTCAGCGTTGGGAAATCCGTCCTTAGCTGCTTCAGGTTTTCTAAGTCCTTTTGTTCATCGAAGGGGTAGTTGGGTATCTGTTCCAGTTCGTCTATAAACAACTGGTCATCATCAAGGGCAGGTTGCGGAATTTCATCCCTACCCAACCCAACCCTATCTAGATCCAAACCCAACCCAACCCTACCCAATCTAGGGAGTAAGCCTTCCGACAAGAGTTCTCCATCTTTTCCCCCATTTTGGAGAAAGCTTTCTCCATTATTTTTCTCGGGCGGTACAGGCAGCTTGGAAGGCTTGGCGTATTTAGGTTTTTGGTATCTCTCCCACTTCGTAAAGGCCAGGTATTCAAGGCCGTCAGCCTCATAGAGAATGATGTTTTTACAGTGCTCAATGACGTGATCCCGCATCTCCCGCACCTGGTCGATGGTGAAATCGTCATAGGGAAAGACCGTCGATCTCAGATAGGCTGGGTTGCCAAGGAGTCGCCCCTCATCGTCAGCATTTGAGAAGCAGCCGATGAAAAGAAGACGCTCGAGCGGTGGTAATTGTCCTACCGTTGGATCTGTCCATAGTTCGGGATGTATAAAGCGCTGTCTCGCCAATTCTCCTGCCCCCAATAGCCTTAAGCTGTAGCTTCAATCTCCCTGATCCATCCTGATGGTACATTCCCGAAATATACATACCAGTGTTCGCTTCCTGGCCATTCCGTGATGATTGTCCATGCTGATTCCGAGAACGGCCACCGATATTTAGGCAAGTCCCGAGCCTTATGCAGTTGGTGCCGGTGCGACTTAGGGATCGCTATCGTCAGTCTGGTCTCCGTCCGGCTGTACTCCAGCCCCTCACTGGTCGCCCAGCTCTGCTCCTCCGGCCGGCGCTCATCCGTCAGCCACTGCCATTTATCCAGCATCCGGACCAGGTTCCTATGCTCGTCAAGTATCGGGAACATCCCCAGGGTCAGCCCGCTACGCTTTATCTCAGGCACAAAATGATTCGCTGTGAAGTGGTAGAGTTTCACGCCTCAGCCTCCTCGCCGGCCACAGCGCCCAGGGTGAGCGTGTAAGCCTCATCGTCCCTGCCGGCAGCGCCAAGCATGATCACATAGATCGCCGCCAGCAACCTATCCTCTGGCAACTTCTTGAATCGCTCGACCAACCAGGACATTTCCTTGTCCTCTTCGTCCCCATCGGCTTCTGCCGGAAGTTCCCAGTGAAAATACTCGCAGAGGCGTTCGATAATACTCTTCTCGCTGGAATAGAAACTCTCTTCGGCCAGGGCATAGGCCTTGGCTGCCATGAACAGCAGTGATGCCGGTTCGTCAGCGAGAGTCGTCAGTTCTTGAATGCGGTCTTCCCAGGACTGTTTCTCTGCTTGCCGCTCAGCCTTCTCAGCCTCTTGAACCTTGGCTAACTTCCCCTGAAAGCATTCCGGGTTTCTGCAGATCGTTACAACCTGATTTGCGTAATTTATTGCCGGCGTGATGTGTTCGCAGGGTTCGCAATCCTCCGGCTTGATCTTGCCGCCAAGGCTCGCGTAGTTGGTCAGGTTGCACAGCTTCAGGATTTCCGCTGGCGCATCCTCGCCCAGGGCAGCCGTGACCTTCTCGCGCATCTCTGCCGCCCCGGCATCGCTCTGCTTCTTTTCCCAACACTCCTTGTCCATGCAGAAAGGGTGCTGCTTCTCGCCTTTAATCTTGGCCAGCACCCGCTCAGGGCACTTGACGCATCCCTCTTTATCGGGGTCGAATTTCGGCTCTCTCCAGGACACGCTGGGGCAGAGCGGGGTCGAATAGCACTGGTTTCGGATGTATGAATCGATAATCTCCTCGCTGGCGGCCACAGGAACGCCGTCGAGCTTCTTAGCTAGCTCCTTGATCATCTCCGGCTTGTGCGCCACCTTCACCAACATCAGGGCTTGAGAGGGGTTCATTATTTCACGTGAAATATTCTCCTGAATTGACTCCGGAAGCTTCAGCAACCTGAGCCGGTTCGCGACCTGCGCCTGGCTGATGCCCAGCTTGACGGCCAACTGCTCCTGTTTCCATCCCCGATCAACCGCAACTTTGAATGCTGTCGCCTCTTCGATCGGGTCCAGGTCGGCCCGCTGGATGTTGGCCGTCAGCATGGCCTCGAACTCCACCTCAGGAGTCAGGTCTCGGACGATCAACGGCACCCGCTCGAGTTCGGCAGCTAGGGCAGCCCGGTACCGCCGCTCGCCGTCCACGATCCGGTAGCGATCGCCATCAGGGACGCACAGGATCGGCGCTAGCACGCCCAACTGTTTGACGCTGGCGATGAGCTTCTCCATCTCGGCTTCGTCGAATCTCTTCCGGGGGTTGTCAGGGTTGGGGTAGACCGCGGCGATCGGGACCTCGGTACCGGGGATGACGGCAGGCGCTTCCTGGACCGGCTCAGCCTCTTCATACTGCTCCGGGCAGTTGGGACATTTCCCGCAACTCACATCGAGCGTGCAGTCCTTGCAGTTCGCGGGCCAAATCGTTACGCTTTGAGCGGTTTCAGTAACGATTTCGGGCGAATCGGTAACAGTGTCTTCCTGGACCAGGTTATCTTGCCGCGCAAATGCTGGACAGCTTTCAAAGCATTGCTCCTCTTTGCACTCCTCACATTTTTTGGCTAACGGACAATCGGGATCGCAATACTCAAGCGTGCATTTTGGGCAGACCCCGCAGCTCTTCGGCCAGAACAGCACTGCGCCGGCGGCGGCCATCAATTCTTCCGGAGTCTCCGCAACGTCAATTGGATCGGCTTCCTGGGCCGGTACATCCGTCTCGAAGGCCAGCGGAACACCATCGCAGGTAAACACGCCATCCTGCAGGGCACACATTAGGTATTCGAGCACACTCTTGCCTGTGTCCGGCTGAAAATAGATGACATATAAACCATCAGTTCGGGGTCCGGCCACGTCATTAACTGCCCCGACAGCGCCGTGATGATTGATGCGACGACCGATCAGCGCTTGAACCGGATCGGCAGCCGGCGCCTCTTTGACCTTGCGATGCCGCGCGAGGTCCTGTTGGAATTTTGTTTTCGACGCAGCCGTCTCTTCCGGTGTCGGCCCGGGGCCATTGGCGATCTGATCTAATGCCGCTTCCATGGAGACTTCCTGGGCTGCCTGCTCCTCTTCATCGATGGCCAGCGGCTTGCCCTCACAAAGGATCACTCCATCTTGGAGCTTGATGTCATTGAGCCATAGTCTTTTGTGTGCATTCTCGTCCTCGTAGTAAATGGTATAGCTGTCTGCGTCGCCCCAGTAATCGACTCTGGCCACGACACCGCCTGTGTTGTAGTGAGTCCGGATGCGATGGCCAACCAGGGCCTTAACTGGATTAACTTCCTGGACCGCCGGCGCTTCTTTCTTCTTTCTCGGCACTTCTATCACTCCTCTCGTATGTATCCCAAGAAATTGCTTATCTGCTTCCGTCAGGTGAGACGGGTTATAATACCGCCCTGTTAGAGCTCCCATCCTGTCGCATGGGCAGTAAGGAAGGCACCAGGTGTAACAGACATACTCGAGCACGTAGCCTATCTTCTTCGGCACGCAGTTCCATAGTCTGCCGCCCATACATCTGTGAAACGGGCACCAATACCTGCCCTGGCATTTTTCAAATGTTTCTCCGACTAGACAGGGAGTCCGTGATCCGCCGTAGACACCGTTGAAGCATGTTGAGCAGGTGATCGGCGTGCTGGCAAGGACAGTTCTGCTGCTCTCGTCTGTTGAGCCCGAATATATCTGCTCCAAGAAGTCGATGATCTTGTCTATGTGCTCTTTAGTGGGCAATGCAGCACTATGCACGTCGCCGCTCTCCGATCTTGTTGTAAACATCAGCGATCAGAATCCCTGTCTTTGTCAGTTCCGCATCGTTTTGAATCAGGTGACTTTGGTTCATCCGCACCAGCTGCGCCCTGGTGATCAGCAGCAGGTTGTCCGGGTCGAAGTTCCTGTTATCCCCATCCCCGAATATCACCACATGCCCCTCGGGAACCGGCCCATTGGCGGTCTCCCAGATCAGAATGTGCTTAGGTCTCCACCCCCTGAGGCCTTCGCGGATCTTCACGTCCACATACCCATCGCTGTTCACCCGTTCTGCGCCGACGGGCATGTAATTCGGCGGTTTCTGTCCCTTCTTGAACTGAGTGGCCACACCGCCAGGGTAGACGATGCCCTTCTTACCCTTGTTGGCAGGCACCTGGCCGGGCCTGAATCTGTAGTCCAGCCCGCTGGTCAGCCCGTTGTTTTTGATGAACGCCCTGATCTGCGTGGCTTTCAAGTCTAGCCCGAAATGCTCATTGAACAGTGCGGTCATCTCCGCGCTTGTGCGCCCTTCTATCTGGTCATCGATGAACTCGAATTCTTTTTGCGTATAATGATGGGTCATCTCGCTACTCCCCTAGGAACGCCTCTCTTAACATCGGAGGCATTTTTTTGTCATCCTTGCCGTCGCCGCTACCGTACTCCTGTATAAACTCTTTTGCCTGCAGCGCCAATGAGCCGTTGGAGATGATCTGCGTGGCGACGCCCGTGATCGCCTTGGCCCTGGTGATCTCCTCTGTCAGGTCATTGCCTTTCACGCTCTCGTCATCCAGGCGCTCCAACTCCGCGAACAGGTAATTGTTTAAATCGGTGAGAGTGTTTTTCACTCCTTCTCACTTCCTTCTAGCGATTCGTAATAATCTCCGAGATTAGCAGGATCACGCCGATGAATACATTCATTGCAATCCTTGCCTTTATTCTTGCAGGTCTCACAATCCACAATAGCTATCTCCACCCAATAACTATCTGTCATGGCTCTATCCTCACCTTCAACTTCCGTCTCCCGAATTTCCGGGCAGCCTTTTCATCATGCATCCAAACGTCCAGCCGGTCCCCCTGGATCCCGCCACCCCTATCAGCCACGATCCCCGGGCCATAACCGGGTATTTCTAGCCTCGTCCCGGGTGGAAGTGTGCGCCAGTCGCTGGCTACCGTCCCCGGGCCTGCCAATGATCCTGTGGCCGTGATTCCGTCATGCTTGCCGCAGTCTCTGTCGGTCGAGGCGTAGGCGGTCACGGTCATCTCGATCACTTTGGGTGGTGCGGCCTGGCGGATGGCGACCATTTTGTTGGTGTCACCGATATGGTCCGGATACAACCTCACTGGCCACAGCAGGATGACAAGCCCACAAATCCACAGAAGATGATGGCGCCGGCGATGATGTACGTGGTTAGCATCCATCGGGTCACATCCCTTCGGCCTTGTCCAGGACAACCGTGATCGTGTTGACCATCGTGCCGCTTGCCTTGAAAGCCTCGGCCTCATTTTCTTCATGCCAACCGTAGTTATCAAGAATCTTCCGGAACTCCTCAGTTTTGCGGTCATTTCTGAACAGTACGCTGGCGCTCATAATTGCCACCAGGCGGCCACTGGGCTTTAGCAGGTTCCAGGCATGGGTTACGTGGTCGATGTCTTGCTGCCGAGTGAACGGCGGATTCATCACTATGCGGTAAAATTGCTGGCCGGTATATTTCAGGAAGTCGCCGCCGATCAGGTTGTATCCTTTCTGTTGAAGTATCAATTGGCTATCCGGACGAATCTCAATCACAGACAGATCGCAGCCTGTTTTGATCAGTTCGTCAGCTATGTTTCCTATACCAGCAGAAGGTTCCAACACGTCTATGCCGGGGCCGATGTCTGCCAGTTCGACCAGATGGGCAGCCAGATCCGGCGGCGTGTAAAACGCCTGGTAAGACTTTTTGAGGTCGATGATCTCACCGGTTTCTTTGACCAGGCAGAGCAGCTCTGATGGATCAGATTCAAAGACATGTCCACCCTGTTTCCGGTTCCACTTGCCGCCCATTGCTTCCAGGACTTTGTTGGTCTCGGTATAGAGCTTGCGGTCTAATTGACTGCATTTGAGATACAGAGTGTTTCCCTCTATTTCAGCATGATCGAGGACTTCTAAAACATCAGGGGCTGCTTTGATCATTGCGACAGTGCTCATGCTCACGCCACCTCCCGTCTCACGAACACGGCCACCACCGGCAGCAGAATTAAAGGCAGGATGCCAATGCGGAGACGCTGCAGTTTTAATGCGATCAGGGCAGCCTCGCTTATTGGCGAATCTTCTCGGGCAGACATCTCTCCGGTCTTGCCATCGACACTGACCTGTATATCCTCGGGCAAGCCGTACTTTTTGAAAATCCGCGCCCATTCCTCGTCAAAATCCTTGTTCGCTGCCTCATAGAGGCGCTTCGCTAGACTATTTCTGGCCTTTGATTCAGCAAGAGTAAGGACTTCACGCCTCGTAAGCGTTGCCAGCGCATTTGCCGATCTCTCTGCGCGCACGATGTCGAAGTACATGCAGTCTCCGTCCTCGGCCTCAATGTCGATCTCCTGATCATGCTGCAGTGTGTACTCCTTGGGTCCGCAGCAGAACTCGATTGTCAGGTTGTCATTCAGTTGATTCTTGATGTGCAGTTTCAATTTGGGTCACTCCTCTCAAAATTGGGGGCGGCCACCAGGCCAGCCCTAGACCGCCTATCTCTCTATGCCGATCTCTTCCGTTTCCGATCCGCTAGCCACACCCGATGGGCCGCTTGCTGCCGCAGCCACTGGCCACGCCTACCCGTGTTTTCTGCTTGCCTCTTTCGCCGGAACTTTAAATGGTTCAGCTTGTCGGCGCAGTCCTTGCACAGATGATCTGCCAGAATGCTCATATACTTGGTCGACTTCCTGGCGTGGCAGCAATGGCATTCCTGCTTCTGCGGCAGGTTCATCTTGTTTTGAATCAGTGAGCGGTCAACGAGAATGCGTCGGAATACTTTATCCATGGATTTCAATGTGATCTCCATCCCCCTCTGTCTCAATGTTGATTGATTTTGTTGCCGCCCCGTGGACCAGGTTGGGCGAGGCGGCATTATAAGTTGTTTGAGGTGTTGCTCCGATCGCCAGGCGGCTTTACCCCCGCCGCATACAATCACCCCCTCAAGCGCTCAGTTCATACCACTCCGCTATTAGTTCATCCAGCCGCTGGCTCATCCGCAGCGTTTTCGGATGGTTCAGGCCGCATTGCTCTGCCGTCTGTAGCAGCCTGATCCGCATGGTCTCGATACACATGTGCAGTTTCAGTAGAGATCTCCCGAATTGCATTTCTGACAAATCACCACATCCTTCCCCTGCAGGGCCTCTTCCCCGCCACCGGGTACCCAGCAGGCCTCTCCACACCGTGGGCATGGCACCTGTAGCGTCCAGTGAGGCTGATGCCCCCGGGAGCCTGGCGGGTACTTGGCTACGAGGGGGATGATGAAGGGGTGCGCGGTCATGGCGTGGGCTCGGCAACCTTGGGCGCATTCTCCATGTCACAGACGGCCTGGCACTCTTCGATGGTTTTGAATAGATCATCCGGGGCATAGTCGCCGGTTTCGTTGCAATCGAGAGAGAAATGCTGCCACTTGGCGCTGCAATTTCCTCCGCGAAACTCTACCCGCATATCGACTATCCGTGCTTTTTTTGGGGAGTAATGGCAGGTATGTGTACTTTTATCACCGTTGCAGTATGGGCACCTAACGGACTTTTCTTCACCTGCGATCTGAACGCTGACCTTGCCTTTGCCCTCGCATTTCTCGCATGGATGGCGCAGCAAATCAGACTTTGCGAAGAAACAGGTATCGCCAATCGTGAAACCGCCGAAGATATCTCGCTTGACGTCGATCTCTTTCTCTCGCAGCGCCTTCGTGAGAGCCGCTTTGTTGTCTCTCTCGATTTGCCGAAGGTTGAGCAGTAGCTCAGTGTTTGCAGCCCGCAGCTTCTTGTTGTCGGCTATGTAGTTTTCCAGGTCGATTGCCGCCTGGCCGATACGCTCATTAACCTCATTCCTGACCAGTTCGTTCATTTTGATTTCAAACTCGCCTATACAGCAGTTGCAGAAATCGCCATCGTCACACATATACTTTTCTCCTCCTCACAAAGTAAAGTTATCCCGGCAGCCCCCTAAGAGGCCACCGGGGTAGTTGGCTACTCAATCGAATCCCAGGTCATCCTCGCCCGGCAGGCGCTCACCCGGCAGCGACATCTCTCCGTTGAAGATTTCCTCGTCAGGCGCTTCGTCTGGATGCAGAGCGGCCAGGTCGTCAGTGATGATGGCCTGGAACTGCAGCAGGAACTCCGGCTTTTGCAGTTGCCCCCAGAAGCCCGGCTTGCTGCGCTTGGGGTTGGCATCGATGCGAGCCTTGACGCACTGGTCGACCTCGCCCCAGGCGTAGCCGTGAATCATGCACCAATCGCTCATCTGCTTGTAGAACGCTGCCTGATACGGGTTGGCGCCGTTGGTTACTGTTGGCGGCGCAGGTGGTGGTTGCTGCGTAGGGGGCGTGACCGGGGGGGCAAGCGACAGGGCAGGCTTCGCGGGGGGAACCGCTCCACCGTCCAGCCACGTCTTGATCATGGTTGCGACTTCGGCAGTGGGCTTGTTGACGATGAAGCCGTCCATAGCGTTGCAGCGGGTCTTGGAGACGATGAAGTTGTGCTCGGTGTCCATGTCGGCAACGATGTCGAACTCGTACTCCAGGCCGTCACGCTGGACCGGCTGCATACCGACTTTCTTGACGACCTTTTTGCCGTTCTCTTCTGTTTGGACGTACTCCATCTTGGAGCGAATGGTCACGATGACATGGCAGGGACTGGTCAGCATGGCCTCAATGAGGCGGTTCTGCAACGGCATGATGTCGCCCCAGGCTGCGAACTTGTTGCCGCTATGCTTCGCCTTGAGTTTCTCGACCATCTCCAGAGCGCCCCCGGTACCCGCCCAGGCGTGGGATAGGCTGTCAATGATCAGGTTGTCGTATCCTGCGGCGCCGGCGGCGTGGATCGCTTCGATGTAGACCTCAGGGCTGAACGTGGTCAACTCCAGTGTGTCGAAGGTGAACAGGTCGGCGTACTTGCTGGCGCTGCCGTGCTCAGTGTCGATCAGTGCGGTCGTCCCGCCCAGGCCGGCTGCCAGAACCAAGGCGGTGAATGTCTTGCCGGACCCGCTGGGGCCAATGAGGCCGATGCGGCCTTTGGCCTGAGACTTGACGGCTTTCGTAAACTGCATAGCCATCCTAATACCCCCTGCCTGATTACGGCTAACTGCTCATCCTGGTAGATGCGGACTCCAGGGATCTCCCTGATGCCAGCCTTGATTGCGTCCCTGATCGCCTGGTCGTTGACCATCATGTAAGACCGGGGAACCAGCGCCAGGTTGGTGACCTCGAACGTCCAGCGCTTCTTGCTCACCGCCTTGCCGAAGCTGCCCACGGTCATGGTAGGGGCCTTCGGGGGTGCTATCACGGTCGGCAGCGGGATCTCCTCGCCGCTTATGTAGGCATCGATAATCTTTGCGGCCTCTTCCTGCTGCAGTCTCTTGATCTCTTCCTGGCGGAACCTTTCCTGCTCCCGGTTGTAGGCCAGCACCTTCGTCTTGAGGGTTGCCGTGGCCGTGTCCAGGGGGGTGATGATAGATCTGAAAGCGGCATTGATGGCGTTAACCTGGTCATTCAGCGGGCGCACGAAGAACGTCCGGCGCGCCTCGAATCGCTTCTTGCTGGTAGCCAGGAAACCGAGAAAATTAGTCGCTGCCGTGACGTGCTCCGGGGTCTCCACGATCATCGCCGTGGCCAGTTGAGGCATGGCGTTGGCCTGGGCGTTTACCTCGTCGTAAACCTGAATCTCACTCATTCTGTATCGCTCCTTCCGCTAATTTGATTGCCTCGCTCAGCGCCTCTTGCAGTTTGCTCAGTTCCGCATCCGGGAAGGCCACCAGGCCGTAGCCGTCAAACTCGAATATTTCAGGGTCTTCGCTGTTGCCGCCGGTGCAGATCTCCACTGTGCCTTTGTCTTCGAGGAACGTGAGGATGGCTTTGGCGGCATCCAGGATGCTCGGCTTCGGTTTCCTCAGCTCATATTTGGTTTCAGGTGAACGAAATCCGGGGCAGTTTTGGCAAACCTCATCAATGGGATGGCCGTGCTCACAAGTGCTGCAGTTCTCCCATGCCCCGCTCATATCCGCACCCTCTTCCTGAATGCCTGGCAGTCTTTCCACTGCCTCACGGTGTCCTGTGTTCCCGGGCTGTTCCCGACTATCGGATGATGGCAGCTATAGCCATCGAAGATGCTTGAGAGGAAGAGGTCAACTTCGGTGTGATCCTCTCCCCTGAACTGGCACATGCAGCAGAGAATAGGAAAAGGTGTGCGGTCCATCGGGTCGAGATCGGCCTCTGCTGCGATGCGCTGCAGTTCGGTATCCAGTTCGCCACGGGCCACCCGAAGGACGGAGATTGCTGATTGTAACTCGCTCACCTGCCCACCCCCGCCCAGAACTGCACTGCCTGTCCGATTAGCCACAGCACGTAGATAGCGCCCAGGATGATGCTGGCTTCGCAGAACCGATCGCCTGCCTTGCCTGTGATGAACTTCTCTGCGGCTTCGGCCAGGTTGGTCTCAACTTGCGGTTGAACCTCTTGAATTTGAGCATCCATGGTGGTATGCTCCTTTCACAGAGTTTTTTAGATTGCGGCCGCTTGCAGGCGGCTTTTTTCTTTGCCCTCGAACGACTTCACATACCCCTTCTGCTTGCACTTCGCATTGTGGCGCTTCACCAGATCCGCCACGTCCAGGAAGTCCCACATCTCCAGCTTCAACGTCTCGATGGTGTGCTCGATGTCCAGCAGATCGAGGATGTCTGCTTCAAGCTGTGGCCGTTCCTGCGCCGAGAGATCCTTCCCCGAGCGCCGGTTGAGTATCATGTGCATCAGCCGTCCCAGCAGAGCATCGACCTCTCGCTCCTCCTCCTGGAACTTAGCCAAGGTGGCCACCGGGCTGAGATCGACGTTGTTCAGGATCTCGTAGCAGTAGCGGCGCCCGATGGCACACTCACGCTTGCAGTAGAGGGCTGTCAGCCGGGGGTCGTGATAGGCATCCCCCATTGCCAGGACCATGGTGTCCCTGGGCGTGATCTCCCCCGCTTCATACTTGGCCAGCGTCCTATGCGAGAAATCCTTCCCCAGTACGTCGCTAATCTCAGAAGCTGCCTCTTCAAGGGTGAAATCTGCTTTGTTGCGCGATTGTCTGTACGTTGTTCTCACCTCACTTTCGCTCTAAAATTTGGATAGTTCTTTGACAATCTAGCCGACCAGTCGCTTCACCGCCGCCAGCGTCATGATCTGTTCGCCCGGTTGCAAACCGGCATCTTCGAGGACTGCCGCTATTTTTGCGGCGAGGTATTTAATGAGCGAGCTGCTTTCCAAGGTGTCACCTCCCCTCCGTGAGTTGTGCCAGCATGGCCTCAATGCGGGTGATCCTGTCATTCCAGTCCGGGTCGACCTCTGCATACCCCCGGGCCTCCGTGAGCACCGCATCCAGGCCGTGCTGCAGGATGACCAGGTCGATAACGTCATCGGTCTTAATGGTGGCACCCAGGAAAAAGCCGTTTGGGACAGCATCAGTAGGCGTGTCTCGCTCGATGGTGATGGTGGTCATGGGGTCCTCCTTTTGATCAGGCGGTTGTCGATCTTGTCGCCGTAGGGTAGATAGCGCAGCTTGGCCTGGTCTTCCTTGAACCATTCAAGCAGCCGATCTCGCCCGATGAGCGTCCGGCGTCCCACTTTAACGCAGGGAATCTTCCCGGACCGGGTGTAATCGGAGACTGTCTTGTTCGAGAGGCCAAGGAACTCTCCCGCCTCGGCCTCATTCATCACGGGCGGGTAGTCAGCAATATTGGTACGGCGTGGCTTGCCGCAGTGGGGACAAGTCGGAAGTTCAACGGCCATCTAATTCACCACCTAAAGGAGAGGATTTTAATGTCGTCGTCTTACAAGTTTGAATTGTTGGCCAGCAACGACCATGAAGAGCTTGAGATGCAGTTAAATGCTTGGTTGCTGGACGTGAACCCCGCTCGTATTCTTGGCGTACAATTTGTTGCCGACGGGCAGGAACTTACGTATTGCGTTCTGGTGCTCTACGTGGTGCGGAAGCCGGTTGCCGAAGGTTAATTACCTTCGGTGCCGGTAGATTCTAACAAGTTTTTGTTGTTCTGTAGGGATAAAAAAATTATATCCGCAACGGCGGCTCCAAAAAGATCGGCCAGCACGGTAGCTGTTTTAACTTTGAGTTCCCGCTCACCCCTTTCGATAAGGCCATATCCCTGAGGCGTCATGCCAAGCTTTTCAGCGACATCTCTCTGGGTGAATCTCTTGGCGTCTCTCAATTCTGAAAGATTTTTGTACTGCATGGGTGCCACACTCCTTAACAACTTTCCGTTGTGATACTAATGATATACAACCCTTCGTTGTTTGTCAACAACTTTTTGTTGTTTGTTTAACAAAACATTTTGTTGTATATAATAGGTGTGGACGGTGATAATTTATGGAATCTTTTGGCGAGCGGTTAAAACGGCTGAGAGAGGAAAAAGGGCTTACCCAAGAAGCACTTGGGAAGCTATTGAGTGTTACCCAGCAAGCCATAGGGTATTATGAAAATAATAGAAATGAACCCAACCGCGGTTCGATAGAAATTCTTACTCGCTTATTCGGCGTTTCTTCAAATTACCTTCTGTGCATTCCTGAGCTGGCAACTTATCCCTACGACATCCAAGAAATCTTCCAGGAGCCCGATTCGGGGAGAGCCCTAATCAAATGGCACGCCTGGAAACGCAAATTCAATATCCCTCTGGATGACTACATCAAGGGAGAGGAGATGATTATAGCGCATTACGGAGACTTGCCAGCCGCAACGAATGATGACGAAGTCGCCCATGGCCCCAATACCCCGGGAACAGGAGCGTTATCTAAAATAACGTATTCAGAAGCAACCGGCGCACCGAGAAGGAAATTAAAAATAGAATAGCGCCAGGAGATGACCCGAATAGGTGGATGAACTTGAGGATCTACTTCGGATTGCATCTCTCTACAATATCCGGGTTATATACAGAAACTTACACGTCAGCAATCCAGTCCTGGAAGGATACGCAAAACCACTCCAACGGCTCATTGTTTTGGACAACTCCCTGCTAGGCAGACCAACAGACCATATATGCGTTCTGGCCGAGGAGATCGGCCATATCTTTTATCCTCCTGTTTACAGTTGCGTTAATTATCACCGTGCCGATTTCTATCAAAAGGATACCCTGGCAAGAAGCGAGATCAAGTATCAACATTCAAAAACAGAGCGGGTAGCGCTGGTCTGGGCAACTGGATACCTGATTCCTGACGAAGAATTTTGGGAATTTGCCGCATCCGGCCCGAGGGAATTTGTAGAATGGCTGGAGCATTTCGGAGTAGCAGAATGGCTCATGCGCTGGAAGATCGGCTTTATGAAGACACAGACGCACTTTAAATGCAGAAACATTATCAAGAGAGAGCCGCCGAAGGGCGGTTTCTGAGTCTAATGGGGGATTCGACAAATTACGACTAAATATTACAAAGGAGATGTGCCAGATGGAAGAGCAAGAAAAGAAACCGTTTATCCGCAGGATTTTTGGTTTCAGGTCGGGAAAACCTTGGAAGATGGTGGTCGCATGCATCGGGTATTTCTTTATTCTTATGATGATCATTGGAATTGCGACTAGCGGAAAGAGCACTCCTACAAGCGCGCCGGCAGCACAACCCACGGCATCAACATCTGCACCAACTTCAGCACCAGCACAAATAGCTGCGCCGGCGGTAGCCCCAAGCGCACCGGCTCCTGCAGCTCCAAAACCAGTCGGCTGGCAAGAGGTAATCACCTTTGAGGGATCGAGTATAAAAAACACTCAGACGTTTCACGTTGACTCTGACAATTGGAGAATTAGCTGGTCTACCTGGCCCGGTGATTATGGGAATATGAATTTTCAAATCATGACTTATAATGGAGACGGATCAATGAAAGAGCCTGGCGTCGCAGCAAATGTCATCGGAAAAGGAAGCGACACCAGCTACATGAGAGGTTCCGGGGATTACTATTTAACGATTAATACCGGGCAACCCTATAAAGTTGTGGTTGAAGAGCAAGAATAAGGGGTGATCCCATGCGCGGTGGCCACGTCAACGAGATCATCAAAAACAAAAAGTACGAGGTCATACTTGAGAACCCGAAGACCGGCCGACATAGGGTCTACCGTATTTTCTACGGCACCAGCCGGGAGGCTGAATCATTTGCGATCCAGCTCAAGGCGGAGATCCTCAAGGGCTCCTACGTTGACCCGTCGAAGCTGACCTTTGGCGACCATCTGCTGCGCTGGTATGACAACTATGTAAAGGCCAACCTGGCGGCAACCACCCAGCGCCGATATAAGCAAATCATAAGTCTCCGGGTCATACCGCTGATCGGCGACATTCCCCTGGAGAAACTGCGGACAACCCATATCAAGGATTTCTATGCCCAGATAATCAAGGAAGGGCAGATCATCAAACCCAAGAAGAACGCCCAGGGCAAGGAAGAAAAGCCGGTGTGGAAGCCGCTCTCCAAGGCCAGCCTTGAGTATCATCACCGGGTGATCCACAAGTCGCTCAATGATGCCATAGAAGACGAGCTGATCCAGCATAACCCCGCGCCGATCAAACCGCCCAGGCCGCCCCAGGATCCCGACGACGATGACGACGATATCCGTGAAAAGGTTCGCATTCTGACTCCGGACCAGGTTGAGATCCTCCTGCTGCGGATGGATCCGCTGGGACAGCATTATGCCCTGGTCTTCGTTGCTGTGTGGACAGGCCTGCGTCGTGGTGAGCTGCTCGGTGTCCGCTGGCAGGATATCGACTTTGCAGGTGAGCAGCTTTCGGTCAGGCAGGCCGTCGCCTATACTCCGGAGTTGGGCGTCTTCATCAAGAAAAAACTCAAAAATAAGAACAGCCGGCGGACGATCGATATCTCCCCGGAGGTCATCGATGTGCTGAAAACGCTCAGAAGAAAGCAGGATGAACTGCGGGAACTATACGGAAAGAAATACGAGGATAACGATCTAATCTTCTGCCAGCCGGACGGCAAACCGATGCATCCGGATACTCCGAGCAGTTGGTTCCCTGAATTCCTGGAAAAGATCATCGTTCATAAGGCGTGCGGCGGATTCATGAAGAAAGAGGACTTCTGCCCTGGCTGCAACAAAGAGGTGCCGGTGGATGAATTCACCAGACTGCCCAGGCTCAATCTTCACTGCCTGAGGCATACTCACGCAAGCCTGATGCTCCTGGCCGGCAACTCTCTGGAGTACATCTCCCGGCGCCTCGGCCACCGCAGTATCAGGGTCACCTTCGACATATACTCTCACCTGGTGCCGAGCGCTGAAAAGGCGGCCATGAGGAAGTTTGGGGATCTGTTCAAAAAATAG